AAAACTCCCAACTCCAGTTTCTTGCACCTGTACTATTATGAATAACTGTATCTGTGTATGTAAAAGTATTTCCGTAATATCCAGCATCATTGTTTCTGTTTTGTGTAACACTATTTAATACGGCTCCTGCATCATCTAAAATCTTTACTGTCGTTGAATAGCTATCTCTTCCTGCCGTATGTTGTCCGCATGCATATGCAGATCCAGACCACTCACAGTTTTGTACTTCTGTTGTTGAATTTAATCTAACTCCACCATCTAAACTATCAGCTGTTGTCGTAAAAGATGCGCCGTCTGTGGCTTTGGTTGTGTTTAAATTTAGTAAAGATCCGTTTGCAGATATAGTTCCTGTGCCTTGAATTTCTAATTCATTTCCAAAATCTGTAACACCTGTTGTGGTCCAGCCGGTTGTACCGTTTACACCATCAATAGAACCACTAGAGTTTTGATAGCTGGTTTGTCCTGTGCCTGCGTTGGGTAATAAATTACCTGATGTTGCTTCTTCAGCGTTACTCTGCGTTATCGATACGAATATCGCTAGGAGTAGTATTAGCTTTTTCATTAGCCTCCTCTATAATTTTTAGTTCTTTGACATATAAATTATAGTCAGGTCTTAACTTATCGTATTTATTCCAAGCTTGTGTTGCTTCTTGACCTATCTTGCCTTCGAAAGGACAAGGTGTGCCTGCATGATGCATAGCTTGAAAGACTCTTTCATCCTGACAAAGCATTGATACTGCTGCAACTTTCATACCTTGATTTGATAATTCTCTTGCTAGTTTGATTCTTTCACAATTTTTATCTCTGAAATGTTTACCACCTGATACACCAAGACCAAAAGTTTGTATGCCTCCTGATGCACCTACAGCACAAATATCCATACCACCTGCATTTACGTTTGGCGCTGCTGCAGTTGGCGGTGCAGATCTTATGTTTGATGTAGAATTGTTTGTTGTTGTAGAACTTGACGAACTACCGGATTCATACGTTGTAGCATTTGTGTAGCCACCCGTTATCGAAGTGTTCGACCCGCTTGTGTTGTTTTGGGTTGTTGTCGCATACACCGAACTTGTGAACAGACACACCCATACTAGGGTTAAAAGTCTATTCATATTTAATCTCTTTGAAACTTATCGACGATGTCGTTCCAGATTTGTTTAATTTTGTCCAACAGTTTTTTAATCATGTTTTTTTTCCTCAATTTCATAGAAGAACTTGTCAGTGTCTTCCGTTTTCCATTTACTTGTATTTTCAACATTCCATTCTGAAGTTTGCACTTTCCAATCTGGAATATTATTTTTCACTGTAAATGAAGGTATATCCCAAATGCATCTGTTGTTAGGTTGTGCTGCATAGTTCCCATCATCAAGGGCTATGATATGAGCGCACTTGTGTTCGTGCGGTATTTCAGAATGATCTGTGTCTAATATATTAGCTTCAGGGTGAGCAAAGTCAACAGTAAATAAATACTTACCTGGGTGCCATTTTTTATCTTTACCAATGTATTTACCTGATTGTGCTTCTAGAATATCCCAAGAAGTAACAGCAGGATAGTAACTAAAACAATTCCATAACTGTAACTCATCAAGTCTACGTCTAGGAACTTCGTCCGGTTTAAAACCTTTTTGAATGAATGCAGATATTGGAAGACGATAGAAGACAGCTCCATTTTCCATAATACAATGAAAAAGGATACTACGCCCCGTAATAGCCGAAAGACCAAAAATAATGCAGTCTTCAACTTCTCCATGATGTTTTTTAAGGTCATATAGATACTCCCTTCTGATCTGTGCGTATTCCGGTGGTATGTTTGCGTTTAGATATGCCATAATAATTCCTCATTTTATACTACCCCAGTTATCCCCTTCTTCATAATCAACCTTGTTGGGTATTTCAAGATCAACTGCATCTTCCATGATTTGTTTTATTTTATCAGCATGTTCTTTTGATTCAACTGATATATCTAACTCATCATGTATTTGTATGTGAGCTATTATACCTTCTTTGTAAAGTTCTAACATTGCTTTTTTTGTCATATCAGCTGCAGATCCTTGTATGAGTTTATTTAAAGCTTTGTAAGTAAATGCTCTTCTAGATGGATTATTGTGCCAATAATTTTTCTTGTCAGTTTTTTTACCATCCTCATCAATAATAAATGGACCCATCTCTTTTAATTCCATCATTCTTTCATGTTCTTCGGGAGGCACGTATTTACCCCAATCATCACCACGTAAAATGGGTTCATACTTTGGAAATCTACATCTACGTTTTAGAAGAGTTTTTATTTCACCTTTTTTCTGTGAAACTGACATAACTTTATTCATAAGTTGTTTAACAAAAGGCACTTTAGTGTGATATTTATCAAACAATTCTTTTGCTTTTTCTTCTGATACTCCTAATTCCGCTTGTAGTTTAGCTTTACCCATACCATAGAAAAGACCCAGATTGATTGTTTTAGCTTGTGATCTAGGTATGTCAGCCATATCTGCTACGATTTGATGAAAGTCTGTTTTATCATCAGACTCATATGATTCTGCTATTGTATTAACAGAGGGTAGTTTAAATTTAAGAGCATAGTGTGCAACAAGTCTTGGTTCTTGTTGTGAATAGTCAAAACAACCCCATCTACAACCTTCTTCAGGTATGAATAAAGATCTTATCATTGGACCTAAAGACGGATCTCTTACAGGTATTTGTTGTAAGTTTGGATTTGAGTAACTGAACCTTCCTGTAACTGTTCCTCCGTCGTCAGATCTAATTTGATTTATATCCGCGTGTATTCTACCTAAATGTTCATGCTTTAATATGGTGTCAATGAAAGTTGTGTTGACCTTGTTAATCCTTCTTGCTTCTGCTATCATCTGCACTACAGGATGTTCGTGATTAAAAAGAAAATTTTTTGTGAAGGAGGGTTCTTGTGATTTCTCAGTTCTATCATATTTTAAACCTAATTTATCAAAAACTTGTGCTATTGATCTGGCGGCCCATATCTGAGGTTCTAGTCCTGTCTCTGATTTTACTTTTAACAATAGTTTTTGTTCTTTGGATGTCAGTTCTTGTTTTAATAGATTGGCTTTCTCGGTGTCTACACGAACTCCTTTCTCTTTCATCTCTACTAAACAAGGGAAAAGGTCCGTCTCCAAGTCGAAAATTTTTTGAAGATCTCGATTAATTAATATATCACTTACTTCGTGCCACAGTTCTAAAGTCAATTCAGCATCTCTTTCTGCATACTGTCCTACTTCTATAGCTGGTAGTTTCCACATGTCTGCTTTAGGATCGAGTCCTCTTTCTTTTGCAGCTTTATTTAAAGCTGATTCATTCTTACCTTTATGTAAAAAATGCCACGACAAAGCATTTAAGGTGTAACTAAATCTATTCTCATCTATAACAGAACATGCAATCATGGTATCCACAATCAAACCATTAATCGCTAATCCCATAGATCTAATCCAACATACGTCATACATTGCATTATGAAAAATTTTAGTGGCAGGACATTCCAATGTATCTTGAAACCATTCTAAAGTACGCTTTCTGTCCATATTAGGTCCTGAGCCATGTGCTATTGGAAAATAACCTGACCAACCATCTACAGCTACAGCAATACCTACAACTTCACCTGCTCCGATTACAGAACCTGATCCTAATTTTTTTAAGTTTGGATCTCTTGTTTCTAAATCAATTGCAATTTCATCTGCTTGTCTTAAATCTGGATATTCTTTTGGTTGTACCCATTCTGTTTGTGGTAATATCATTTCATATCCTTCATCTTTTTAATTTCTAATTCACAGTAATGTATAATCTTTTCTAAATCTTTTATCTTATCCTTTTTCATGTATCTGCAAACGTACTTCACAACACAGCCCTGAAAGAACGAGAGATTATTTTTTGAAATAAATTCGTACGGCTGTATGTGAAAATTTTTATAGTGGGATCCACCTATCTGCTTATTCTGCGGACTAACGTGGTCAAATATACTTTCGTCTGTCATAAATTATATCCTTTTCTTTTTATTTTTGCTTTCAACTTATATAAATTGTGTCTAGCTCTAGTTACTGCAACATACCAAACACGGTGCTCTTCATCTTGTTTATCAAAACTTTTCTTTATTGCTTTCTGTATTTTATCTCCTTGTTCCAATGACAGAATAACATTATCCTCTTCACCACCTTTTATAGCGTGAATAGTAGATAACCATATTCTTGCATCTTCATCAAGTCTTTCTCCTCTTTCTAATAATTGTCTAATGTAATTTTTTTCTGTAAGATCTGCGTTGATAAATGCATCAAACCAAGAGATAGTCTTATCTAGTTCTACATCTCCAGTAAACTCTTTTATGTCCTTAAAATATTTATCATCTAACTCTTTACCAGATTTCCAACTGTCGTAATATCTTTTTGCGTTATACATTGATACTCTAAAACTTTTACCCTTTTTACTTTGAAAGTAAAGGTTAGCTTTTTTAAGTTCTTCCATTATCTTTAAAAGTGTGGATCTCGTTCTAGTTAAAATCAACCATTTACCTTTTGATAAATCTACTTGTCCTAAGTTTGATATGTGCTGTGTCTCTCCTTTGTTACTATTGGGTAGATAATCTTTTATCTTTCTAGATCCTACTATTCTATTAGTGATAATATTAGACTCTTCCTGCACTGCTTTTGATATTCTTTTTGAATATTTTAAAATCTTTTCTTTAGCTGGTTCTCTTATAAATCTTTCCACGTCAGCTCCTGCCCATGCAAAAATAGCTTGGTCATCATCGCCGGCTAGATATACGTCCTTTGCTTTTTGTTTTAATAAATCATACAGCTTCCATTGTAATGGAGATAAATCTTGTGCTTCATCAATAAAAACAACATCAAAGTCTTTTATCATTTTTAAAGTAACTCCTTTAATTATGTCGTTAAAATCTTTTAGCTGATTTTGTTTTTTGTATTCTATTAAATTATGATGAATGTGTTTTAGAGTATCCCAGTTTATATATTTTTTATCATGTTCGTTTCTATCAAACTCTTCTCGTATAGTTATATCTCTGTTAATTGCTCTACCAATTAGTTGAAAATAGGGGTTGTCATTTGTTAAGTAATGCGTCTCTTCTTCGTTATATTTGTCAACATAGTTTACCCTTATATTTAATATTTTACCTAGATCTTCATAGTGGTAAGGTTGCATAATGTCTTCTTCTTTCAAAGCTAAAGTGT